AGAAACTTGTAAAATTTCTCACCCGCCATATTGTCGTTTTTGATTTTGCCAGCGGAGCCTTCGTAGTTCACATTGTAAGGTGGGTCGGTGATGACCAGGTTGGCCTTCACACCGTCCATGAGCACTTCATAGACCGCAGGGTCAGTGGAGTCACCGCATACTAACCTGTGTCTGCCCAGGGTCCATACATCGCCAGCCTTGGTAAAGGTGGGCTTTTGTAGTTCGGCATCCACATCGAAATCATCTTCCTTGGCTTCCTCCACAGGAAAAAGTGCTGCCAGTTCCTTGTCATCAAAACCGGTCAGACCCAGGTCATAGCCCATTTCCTCCAAAGCCTCCAACTCCACACGGAGCATATCTTCATCCCAACCGGCATCCAGTGCCATGCGATTGTCTGCCAGGATGTAGGCTTTCTTCTGGGCTTCAGTAAGGTGGTCGACAAAAACACACGGAACCTGGGTGATACCTTCCTCGCGGGCGGCGGCGATCCTTCCGTGACCTGCAATGACATTGTACTCACGGTCAATGATGACGGGATTGACAAAGCCAAACTCCCGAATGGAGGATCGCAGCTTATTGATCTGCTCCTTGGAGTGGGTCCGGGCATTGTTCTGATACGGAACCAGCTTGGCGACAGGCACAAGCTGCATTTCACTGGTTGTCTTGCTCATCAGAACAACCCCCATTCTGCGAACTTCTCAAAGCCGCCCACAGAGCGGATATAGTTACGGGCAATTTCTACGATCTGGGTGTATGGAATACCATCCACCATTTCATCACCGATGGCACAGCAAAGTTCCACTGGGTTTCCGGTTTCCTGGGCTTTGAGGAAGGCATAGATATTGACGGATACATCCGCCTTGGAGAGGTCTTTCCCATGAAGTCCGCCGCCAGTTACCGAGTTAGCCATGTCGGAGCCAAGTTTGCGGTTGGTTGCTCCCGTATCCACATCGGTTCCGCCGGTCCAATCTCCCAGAGGATTGATCTCCGCGCCGGGGTACTGTGCTTCCAGTTCATGTCTGGGGGCATTGCTCTGGCAGATGATCAGCCGGATGCCATCCATGATGTATTTTCCATCGGAGAGGTACTGACCATAGATTCGATGAGCAATTGCAGACAGTTCCTTTTGCTCCTGGGTGAGGGGCATTCCCTTGAAGATGCCGTTGTCACCGCAGCGGAAGCCGTGCTTTTGATTTTCCGAAAGGTGTGCGTCCTGCTTGACGATATAGATGTCTGTCAAAACCATACCGGCGATTCGCACGATGGCTTCAGCGATTTCTTCTTTGTCGAGGGCAGTAGTCGTTTCAATGATCGCATGGCAAACGCCGTGTCCAATCAGAACTTCCACTGCGATTTTGGGATTATCCTCTGTTGCATATGCCAGGTCAACAATCGCACCGGCAATACGGTCAGCTACCTTGTCCGGGTGCGAAGGATTCACTTTTTCAATCATACGCTTATCCTTTCCGCGCCCTCAGTAGGCGCTCCATCAGATCATCCTGGGGACTTGCTCCTGAATATTCCGTGGAGCAATTCTCCTTGACAATCTGGTAAATTTCATTCCAGAGCCGATTGGCCTGGTTCATGTAGTTGATGCCGATATTGATAAACGGAGACGGGATCGGCTTGCCCGTTGTTGGGTGCTTGGAAAGATAGCCCAGCGTGGAAGTCATCTCTTCACACTGTATCCATCGAGCGGCGCACATGGCGTAACGCTCCAAAAGCTGCGGAGACACCACAGCTGAACAGCCGATGGATTTGAGCCATTCCCAGGTTTCCTCATAGATTTCCTTTGCCTGCAGCTGACCGCCGTCACGCTGGGTAGCGGACAGGAAGTCATGAGGCTTTGGCATATCTACACCGTTTACATCCGGGATATCCAGAACTTTGAGTGTTTTTCCACCTGGATTGCCAGTCTCAACTTTTTCTGAAAGGGCTTTCTTTTTGCGACCTGCACCAGGTCTTGCTCCGCCACGCCCGCCGATGTTATTGGATTTTGTGGGCACGCTTTCACCGTCCTTTCTATGCCGGGGTCAATTACCCTTTTGATTTCGCTGTTTTTGAACACGAAGCCCCAGGCCGCTGTCCTAATGTCAAGGCCGTAGAGATTTGACCGCCCCCTTGGGTAGATTTTGTTCTCATTTCGTGCTAAACTGTGGGTAGAAACTAGCTGGAGGGACAAGTATGGAGTTCATCATCGACAATGAAGTCATTAAAGGTCACGACAAGTATCTCTTGATTATGAATCTTATCTCGAACCCCAGCGTTGATGTCTCGACCAATCAAGACTTTCAAAGGGCGTACTCAGGATACTATTTTCCTGCACAGGTAAAGCAGAGTTTCAAGGACTTCTACTTCAAATACATGCAGGAATGCCGGAGCAGCCATCCGTCGTTTGGTGAAGTTCTTCAGCACATCTACACGCATACAGGTGATGTCCATTACTCATTTGCAAGCAAATTACTGCACACTCTCGACCCCGACAGCCCGGTTCTTGACCGGCATGTGTTGAGGGTGCTTGGTTTCCAGCGAATGGACGGTCAATACATAAAGGCTGACGATCCGGCCTTCCAGAGAAAAAAGGATGCCGATGCCTCAAAACGGATTGCTTATTACTGTTCGGTTTTCGATGCTGTGGTATCGGAATACAGCAAATACGAAAACGAGCCGTTCATGCAAAAAGCAATTGCCCGGTTCGATGCTCTGTCTCCTGTTTACAAAATTGTCCCGTACACCAAAAAGGTCGATATGCTGTTGTTCCGATTGCGAAATGAAAGGGGCGTTTCTGTCCTCGATTATCTCTACGAACTTCAGTAATTATCGGTCTCCCAGTTCAATGTGAATCTTATTGTGGCAACTGCGGCACAGGCTCATGAGGTTATCTTGTGAGTGTGTGCCGCCTTTGCTTATAGGCTGCTTGTGATGTACCTCTTCAGCAGGGACAAGCCGTCCCTCTTTCTGACACATCTCACACAGCGGGTGGGCTGCCACATACCTGTCACGGATACGCTTCCATGCACGACCATAGGTCTTGTTCACCTCAGGTGACCTCTCATACTTGTTGTAGTTCTGTCTTGCAAGAGCCTCATGCTCGGGACAGTACTGTTTGTCGGTAAGATTGGGACAGCCGGGATAAGAACACGGCCGCCTTGGTTTCTTCGGCACTGTTTCACCTCCTTGGGGCATAAGGAAAGCCCCACAGGATTACTCCCATGAGGCCGATCTGTATTTTCACTTTCGCTATCATAATACTATCATAGGAATCAGGTATCATTCTATGCTTTTAGGTATCCTGTTTCAAAAGACCGTCGCAAATGCTAAGAGCCTGATTATGAAGTTTATACAGATGATGCATACTATACCCCATATCCACTGCAATCTGCTCCCAAGACTGGAAACAAAGGTAGCGCTTTTCCAATAAGGTTTGCAATTCGGAACTAGGAACGGCTTTTATGGTGGAAGAAATTTCTCTTTTCAAATCCACCAACATATCAATATCATGGTTGATTTCTGCTTGCAGATCCACAATTTTAGCCACAGCATCAGCCATTTTTGAAGTTGCTTTATTGGGGCTGTGGGGCATACCGGTCAGTACCGATGTGGCGCTGGTCGCGAGGTCGTTAAGGGCTTCTATTTGTTGGATTTTGGAGCTGATGCGCATATCCAGGAACTTCGCTTGCATTAAATATTCTTTTGCGGTCATACCAATACCTCCGAATTTTTGTAATCCTCGGATTGGCACGGATTGTCTTAGATTGTCTCAGATTTTCAAGTCCGCTTTGACGGCATCAATCAGGGCCGTCTGTGTATGCTCCTTTTGGGAGAGGGCTTTCATGATGCGGTTGTCGATGGTGCCCTTTGTAAGGATGTGCTGAACCACCACGGTTTGAGATGTCTGCCCCTGCCGCCACAGTCGGGCTATGGTCTGCTGGTAGAGGTCCAAACTCCAGGTAAGGCCAAACCAGATAAGGGTCGAACCGCCGGACTGAAGATTCAGGCCATGTCCGGCTGAAGCGGGGTGAATCAGCGCGACAGGAATTTCGCCGTTGTTCCATCTGCGAATGCTGGTGGAATTGTCCAAGCGGGAAAAAGGGATGTGCAGCTTTTTCAGTCGCTCTGTGATTCTGGTAAGGTCATGTTTGAACCAGTACGCCACCAGAACCGGTTTTCCGTTTGCCGCCTCAATCAAATCCTCAAGAGCATCCAGCTTGCGGTCATGGATATGAACCATATCGCCGGAGTCATCGTAAATGGCACCATTCGCCATCTGGCTCAGTTTGCCGGAGAGGGATGCGGCATTGGCGGCGGTGACTTCTCCATCTGGGAGTGATAGCACCAGTTCACGCTTCAGTTCTTCATAATCGTCCGCTTCGGTGTCAGAAAGCTGCACCACATACTCGCTGGACACCAACTCCGGCATCTGAAGATGGTCAGTGGCTTTCATGGAAATGGTGATGTCGGAGATCTGTCGGTATATGGCATCCTCTGCATATGGCAGCGGTTTGTAGGAGTAGATGATTTGTCCGTTGCGCTTGTCCGGTTGAAAGTAGTCGGTGCGGTACTTGGT